CAACATTCGATCGTTCTTAATCGACTTCGGGAACGTGGACTAGCTGCTGCCGCTGGTGCAGATGATCGCATCGGTTGGTTCGAGTGGTCGGCGGAGCCCGGGTGCGACATCCGAGATAAGAACGCTTGGATGCAGGCCAATCCGTCCGCAGGCTACACAATCAGTTTAGATAACCTTGAAGCGGCCATGTCCGATGAGGAATCTATTGTAAGAACCGAACTTCTATGCCAATGGGTATCAGTAGTTAATCCAGCGATAAATCCAAGTAACTGGAATGCAGGCGCAAAGAAAGACCTCAAGTTAGATCGAGAAGCTCTCACATGGATGGCGATCGATCTCAGTCCGAACAGGCAAGAAGGCTCACTCGTAGCAGCCCAACAAGAAGGAGATAACATCAATGTCGTTCTACTCCAAACGTGGACGAACCCAATCAACCTCGATGCTAAACAAATTGCAAACGACGTCGCGGATTGGGTGCGCAAATACCAGACAGAGACGGTTGCTTATAGTCGCCAGACATCCGGGGCTATTGCCGCTTTACTATCGCCAGCAGGTATCTCTACTACGGCTATCGATGGCAGCGTATATGGTCAAGCTTGCGACGAGATGCTTACCGCGATCACTTCAGGACGACTTTTCCATCCAGAGCAAGATGAGTTCACAAGACAAGTTCTCTCAGCTGTAAAACTTCCGTTTAAGGATGGTGGCTGGTATCTGGGACGCAAGGTATCTAATGCCACGATCTGCGCGGCCGTTGCTATGGCGATGGTCTGCCATTTCGCGACTCGCGGAGAAGCGGAGTACGACATCGTAGTCGGATAAATCGGACATAGTGTACAATATGCACTAATGGGACTAAAAGAATTCTTTCTAGGGGCTCCATCCGTGACTGAAAAGTTCACCGATGTTGAAGCCTCTCTACAACCTTTCAATCTTTCAACTTCTGTCTATGGATTGCTTAATGCTCCAACGACAGTAGATCGCGCATCTGCTATGTCGGTTCCTGCGGTCGCTCGCGCCCGTAACATCATCTGTGGAACTATCGGATCGCTTCCGCTTGAGCAATATAACAAGTTTACTGGCGCACACATCGAGCCTTTAAGAGTTATCAATCAGCCAGACCCACGCGTTTCAGGATTCGTTGTTTACAACTGGCTTGCTGAAGATATCTGGCTATACGGCGTCGGGTTCGGATTAGTCCTCGATGCTTATGCAGAAGACGGCCGCGTTCGCTCTTGGACTCGTATTGATCCTAAGCGCGTCAATCCTAAGTACAACTTAGCGATGAACGAGATCGAAGGTTACGAAGTAGATGGCAGACTTGCTCCTATCGCTGGAGTCGGTTCAGTTATTCGCTTCGACGGCGCAGATGAAGGATTTATCAATCGAGCAGGTCGCACAGTAGTCGCGGCAATCGAACTAGAGAAGGCTGCACTCTCATACGCTAAAGAGCCAGTCCCATCGATGGTTCTCAAGAGCAACGGAACTAACTTAACTTCAGAGCGCATCGCTAAACTTCTCGAAGCATGGCGCAACTCTCGCGCTACTCGATCAACAGCGTTCCTCAATGCAGATGTAGAAATGCAGTCAGTCGGATTCGATCCTAAGAGCCTTCAGCTCGTAGAGGCTCGTCAATATGTGGCGTTGGAGATAGCAAGAGCTTCAGGCATTCCTGCTTACTTCCTTTCAGCAGAAACTACCTCTATGACCTACTCCAACGCTACTTCAGAACGTCGCTCGTTGGTGGACTTCTCACTTCGCCCAATCTTGGCTGCAATCGAGAGCAGACTTTCACTCCCGGACATCTGCCCATCAACTTCTCAAATCCGTTTTGACCTAGACGATTTCCTTCGTGGAAATGCACTAGAGCGCGCTCAGGTTTATCAGATACTCAACACAATCGGCGCGATGAGCGTTGAACAAATCCAAGAGGAAGAGGACCTAATCCGATGAAGATCGAAGTCCCAATCACACTAACAGCTGCGGATTCACAATCTCGCACAATCTCAGGCCAGATCGTTACATGGGGCGAGCAGGGCAACACTTCTGCTGGTCCAACTATCTTTGCTTCAGATTCAATCAAGTTTAACAAGAACATCAAGCTGCTTCTAGAGCATGATCGCACTCGTCCGATCGGAAAATTGATCGCACACGAAATTACCGATTCAGGCATCGTTGCAACATTCAAGATCGCTGAGACTGCGGCTGGAAACGATAGTCTTATCGAAGCAGCAACAGGATTACGCGATGGATTCTCAGTCGGCGTCAAGGTCGATGCATGGGACAACCAAGATGGCGTCATGGTCATCAGCAAATCATCGATCGTCGAGACTTCACTCGTCACCGATCCAGCAATCGATTCAGCGCGTGTTGCTGAAGTCGCTGCATCAGAAGATTCTGCTCCTGAAGAGGTAGCAGATGCAACCCAACCAACAGAAGGAGAACAAGTGTCCGACACTACCGTTCAAGAAGCTCCTGCCGTAACTGAAGCGGTAGAAGCGACCAAAGTAGAGGCTGCTGCTCCAAAGCCAGCATTCTACGCAACTCCACGCATCAATCCTAACCTCACAGCAGGTCAGTTCCTTGAGGCGAACATCAAAGCCGCAATGGGCGATGAAGAAGCACGCATGATCGTCAAAGCAACAAACGACACCTCAACAAACACAGGACTTACACTCGCTCCACACATGAACGAGTTCGTAACAACTTCAATCGATGGCCGTCCAGCCGTAGATGCAGTTTCACGCGGAGTTCTTCCAGCATCAGGAATGTCTTTCACAATTCCTAAGCTCTCAACAGCACCAACAATCGATGGTTCTTCAACAGAAGGCGAAGCACTTGGCGGAACTGAGATGGCAAGTACATACATCACGGTTGATGTTAAGAAAGCGGCCGGGCTCCAAAATATAAGCTGGGAGCTCCTCGACAGAAGTTCGCCTGAATTTTATAATTCTTTAATTTCTGAGTTGAATTTCGCTTATGCTAAGGCAACAGATCAGGCTCTAGTAGCGGCTCTCGTTGCTGGTGGAACACAGGCAACTGCAACAGCGGCAGACATCGCAGGATTTAAGTCTTACATTGGCAAGGAAGTTCCAGCAGCGTACAACGCAGCAGGAAAGTTTGCCAAGAACATCATCGCTAACACAGCATGGTGGGAGAAGATCATCTCAGCTGAGGACACAACAAATCGTCCACTATTCACAGCTGCACAGCCATCAAATGCTCCAGGAGCAGTCGGCGTAAACAGCATCACAGGTACAGTCATGGGTCTTAACCTTTTCGTTGATCCACACATGACTGTAACAACTCTCATCGATGATTCTGCATTCTTGGTAGTTCCAGAAGCAGTTACATTCTATGAAGCACCAAAGACTCAGGTTCAGGTTCAGGCGCTCGCAAATGGTCGCTTGCAGGTTGCCGTTTACGGTTACTACGCAATCGCAACAAAGGTCGGCGCAGGAATTCGTCGCTGGAACCTTACTTAATAACTAACTAAGCATGGGGGGGCGGTTGCTCCCGATCGCTCCCCCAGTCGTTTACCGAGAGGATAGAAATGCCAACAATTATCACGGCTTCAGAGCTTCGATCAACCCTTGGCGTTTCTTCCTCTCTGTATTCGGACGCGGTTCTATCAGACATCATCGATAGTGCAGAGGCAATCATTTTGCCAATGCTCGTGACTTACTCAGTCGCCATCGATGCAGTCTCGCTCAACAATAACGTCGCATACTTCTCAACAGTTCAGATGAATCCATTCGGAGAAGGTCAGTCCGTAGTTATCAGCGGATGCGGAAGTCCTTTCAATGGCACTCGAACAATCACAACAGACTTACTCGATGACGATTCATTCTCAGCGGCAATAACTAACGCTGATATCATCTCTAAGAACATCATCCCATCAGGGTTGGCTACCCTTACTGGAGCATCGACTTATGTCGGAAATAGCGCAGTAGAATCAGCCGTCCTAGTCGTCTCTGTCGAAATCTTCCAGAGTCGCACAGCAGCAGGTGGCCAGATCGAAGGCGTGGATTTTAGCCCGTCGCCATTCCGCATGGGCCGATCACTTTACAATCGCTGCGTAGGTCTCCTAGGTTCACTCGTCGATGTCGGAACGATAGCCCAGTAATGCCAGCCTCAACTATTCTTTCAGCCGTCCGCACTCCACTTGCCACAGCACTTGGGTCGGTCGCAGCTAACGTCTTCTCATACGTCCCAGAGAACGTCCCAGTTCCAGCGGTAGTTCTCGTCCCATCTTCACCATACATGGAGTTCGACACGATCGGTAACGATACCTTCAAGTGCAAACTCAACTTCACTATATCTTGCTGCGTGGCTTACTCAAGCAATCCAGCATCGCTCGACAACATCGAGCAACTCATCGAAAGCGTTGTACTAGCCATTCCAGCAGGTTATGAAGTGAGCGATGTCCAACGTCCAACCGTCACACAAGTAGGCGCAAGCAATCTGCTCGTAGCCGATATCGTCGTTAGTACACACTACACGCGAACAGTCTAAGGAGACAAAATGGCAACAACAGTTATCACAGGTCGCGACATCTCGCTAACAATCGATAGCAAGGCATACGGCGATCAAACAACTTCAACAACACTAGCAACATCACTAGAGCGCAATGCCTACGAGACAATCGACGGCAAGGTTTTCTACGCGCTAGATACAACTGCAACCCTTTCAATCACAATGCTTGCTGACTGGGGCGCAGCTTCTTCACTATGCGAGGCTATGTGGACTGCTGCATCATCAGCACCTAACACTTCACTCGCTTATACCTTCACAGCTGCCACAGGCGCAGTCTTCACAGGTAACGTTCTTCCAGTATTCCCAGATGCTTCGGGAACTGGCAAGGATGCTCAGTCAATCACATTCGTTCTACAGGGAACAGCAAAGCCAACCCTAACCATCTCATAATCTAAACAACGGGAGCAAAGATGAAAAAAGCAATCACAATTACATATCGGTCCGGGGATCAGGCTACTTATGTGGCCTATCCACCAGACTTCGCAAAATGGGAACAAGCTAGTCAGAAGTCAATTTCAGATTTTTCTGGAATGTGGGACATCTTATTCGTAGCGCATAGTGCCATGAAGCGAGAAGCAGCAGGGCAACCTGTAAAGCCTCTCGATGCTTGGATGGAAAGCGTCGAAGATGTGGATGTGAACTCTGATAGCCCAAAAGCCATAGCCGAGGAAGTATCGGCCGACTCCTAGTCGAGTTAGCCATCGCAACTCACATCCCGATGAGGGAGTGGGAATCGGCGGAAGATATTTTAACGGCGATTGAAATACTGAAGGAGCGTAATGAACCAAGCTGAGGTCGAGGCTTACAATCGGAAAGAAATCCGAGAAGTGATCCGCGCCTTCAAGGCTATGGATGAGAAGGCAGTCGAAGAAGCCAAGAAGGTTTCAGGCGCACTTGCCGACTATGCGTTAGGTCAGATTCAGAAGGCTTCTGCTACTCGAACTGTGGCCACTAAGGTTGCAGTCCGTATTGCTCAGGGTGGCAAGGTTTCTAAAAGTTCCAAGGTAGGTGAGATCAGTCTAGGGTTCGCTTCTCAGAAGTTTTCTGGTGGAGCAGATACTAAAAAACTCTGGGGTGGCATGGAGTTCGGCTCAAACAAGTTTAAGCAGTTCCCAGCCAGAACCCCACGTTTCCGTTCAGGTAACTATGGCTACTTCATCTATCCAACACTCAAGGCTATCCAGCCTTATATTATTCGAGAATGGCAAGATGCCTTCTCAAAGATTCTTAAGGAGTTCTAATGGCTTCAGATAGCAGAACCCTTAAACTCGCAATCCTTGGAGAAGTCAAAGACCTTAGCGCAAGCCTTACTAAAGGTTCTAATGAGGTTTCGTCATTCGGCGATAAGATCACTAAGTTCGGCAAGATCGCAGGAGCCGCATTCGCAGCGGCAGGAGTAGCGGCAGTCGCCTATGCTGGCAAGTTAGCCATCGATGGAGTCAAGGCTGCAATCGCAGATGAAGCCGCGCAGATACGTTTAGCAACATCTCTCAAGAACGTGACTGGGGCCACGGATGCCCAGATCAAGGCCACCGAGCAATACATCCTCAAGACTTCTCTGGCTAAAGGCGTCACAGACGATGAACTTCGTCCAAGCCTCGATCGTTTAGTCAAAGCAACTAAAGACGTTGAAGCAGCCCAGAAGTTACAGACCATCGCGATCGATGTCGCCGCTGGTAGCGGTAAGTCACTCGAAGCCGTCACTAATGCGATGGCTCGCGCAGCTGAGGGCAATACTGCATCACTAGGACGTTTAGGTATTGGTCTATCTAAGGCTGAACTAGCGTCAATGAGCATGGAAGAAATTACTGCCAAACTTGCTAAGACATTCGAGAACCAAGCCTCAAAGCAGGCAGATACATTTCAAGGCAAGATGGATCGCCTTAAGATCGCCTTCGATGAAGGCAAGGAGACAGTAGGCGTATTCGTTCTCGATGCTATTACTCCATTGGTCGATTTCATCGTTCAGAAGGTAGTACCGGGCGTCCAGACTTTCATCGATTCAATAGGTGGAGAAAAGGGAATTAGCAAGGCTCTTAATGCATTCGTCACAGCTGCTAAGTCAATCTTCATCCCAGTCTTCCAAGGCATCCAATTTGCCTTCGATAAGATTAAAGGCGCAGTATCAGATAACAAAGAAGAGTTCCAAGCCCTATTAGAGTTTATTCAGAAGTACGTTGCTCCATTCCTAGGTGGAGTATTTAAGATCGCCATTCAAGGAATTGGAACTGCTCTAGCCACAGTCGTCGATGTAGTCGGTACACTCATCCGTGGATTCCAGACACTTATCAGCCTAGGCTCAAAGATCGGTGGTGCTATTGGTGGAATGTTCGGCGGTGGTCGAGCCGCAGGTGGCCCAGTAGTAGGCGGTACAACCTATCTCGTAGGCGAGCAAGGCCCAGAACTATTCACGCCTTCAGGCTCAGGCAACATCATTCCTAATGGCGCATTCGGTGGTGGCGGTAGCAACGTCATCAATATCACCGTCAATGGCGCAATCGATCCAATCTCCACAGCTCGTCAGATCACTCAGATCCTCAATCGTGAGGCAACACTATCTGGCACGTTCAACAAGGTTGGAGCCTCTCTACTGGTGGGTGCATAATGCCTTGGACTCCCCAACCAACTATCACAGTCAATGGCGTAGATCGTAAGTCGATCACGCTTGCAGACGTTCAGATATCTTATGGCAGAACTTCAGTCTGGGAACAGGCTCGATCTTCTTATGCTCGTATCTCGATTCTAAATACTGCTAACACAGACTATGGCTTCGAGATGAACCAAGTAGTAGCGATCAAGGTCAAGAACGTTGCAGGCACAGACGTCACGATTTTCACAGGCAAGATCACTAGCGTTGATAACAACCTAGCAGGCTCAGGCACAATCGGAACTAATGCAGTCCAGACCATCACAGCCGTCGGCCCGTTCTCTCAGATGTCTCGCAAGATCATCGGTGGCTCTTCTTGGGTAAAGGAGATGGATACCGATCGCATGACTCGTATCTTTACAGATGCAGGTCAGACGATCGATATCGTTGATAGTCCAGCGATCTATGAGTTCGCCGCTCGATCAGCAAGTGCAACCGATTCTTACTCACTAGCTGCTTCATTCGCGGCTCAGGCATTCGGATACATTTATGAGACTTCACTAGGCAAGGTTGGCTTCGCCAATGAATCGCGTCGTACTAATGACGCTAAGGCCAATGGCTATACAGTAATCCCTAACAATCACATTCTTTGGGGTAACGTCTCAAGCCAGAAGACTCTGGCAGACATCCTTAACAACCTCACTCTTACCTATGACTCAGGTACGGTCACGGCCACAGATGCGACAAGTATTTCAGACTTCGGGCAGGTAGATGGATCAATTTCCAACACTTTGCATAAATCAACAGATGCCCAAGTACAAGCCGATCGCTACATAACCCTTAGAGCCTATCCTCGCACTTCTCTCAGCTCATTCACAATCCCGATCAATTCATCTAATGTTTCAGATGCTCTCAAGGACTTCTACATCTCGATGAGCATGGGTGAGCCAATCGAAGTAACTGCCCTACCAATCGCCTTAAAGAACACAACCTACAGAGGCTTCGTCGAGGGCTACACATTCTCGATCAATCAATACGAGATGATCTTGACTCTTAATACAACTGACTACACCTACAGCTTCACTCCTACTCGATGGCAGGACGTCTCAGCGTCTCTTACATGGAATGGGGTTGGGGCTACGGTACAATGGAACACTTACGATGACTAGGGGCAAGCGTGGCAACAACAACTAACTTCGGATGGACGACACCTGATAACACAGGCTACGTCAAGG